TTAAAAAAAGATTTACCAAAAGAAAATCATATGGCTTTTAAAGAATGTTTATTATGTGGAAAGTCTTTTCAACCTAAAACACCTGCAGCAAATCAAAGACAATGTTGTTATGAATGTATGCCTGAAGGAATCCAACTAAAAAGAAGTGATTTTATTGCTAAATTAAAACAAAAAGAAGGCGGTAAATGTATAAAATGTGGATATGATAGATGTCTATCTGCATTGGATTTCCATCATAAAGATCCAAGTAAAAAAGATTTTGGGATAAGTGATGATAATATGCGTTTAAAAGAAGCTGTAGAAGAAGTAAAAAAATGTATTTTAATTTGCAGTAATTGTCATAGAGAGTTACATGCCGGATTATGAAAAATTGAAGACTTGGAGGTATAATATATGAATACAATATTATTAAACTCTAAACAAAAGGAGGGATTAGAATTAGCCGTTAATAGATATCGTGCTGGAGAGAAATGTACGATTATTAGTGGCTATGCCCGGTGGGTACAGGAAAGTCAACCCTAGTTAAATTTATTATTGCCGCACTTAAGGATGAAGGAATCGATCCTGATAAAGATGTAGTATACACATCGTTCACTGGAAAAGCTACCCAAGTATTACAAAAGAAAGGTAATAAAAATGTAAGTACATTACATAAATTATTATATGAATGGTTTCCGCGTTTAGATGGAACATTCTATCGTAGACCTGTTGTATATATTCCTTATAAAATAGTTATAGTGGATGAATGTAGTATGGTGCCAAAAGACCTATTAATGAGATTATCTACATATAAAGTTCATATTATATGCTTGGGGGATCCAGGTCAATTGCCACCTATAAATAAAAATGATGATAACCACTTATTAGATGTCCCTCATGTATTTTTAGATGAAATTATGCGTCAAGAAGAAGAAAGTGAAATTATTAAATTAACTATGGATATAAGAGAAGGTAAGCCTCTTAATCATTTTGTGGGTAAAGAAGTACAAATTTTAGATGCTGATGAACTATCAACAGGCATGTTAATGTGGGCCGATCAAATTATATGCTCAACTAACGCCACAAGAGTTTCACTTAATAATCAAATGAGACAATTACTTGGTAGAGGCGATAAACCTGAAGATGGAGATAAAATTATATGCCTAAGAAATTATTGGGAAACAATTAGTGAAGATGAACAACCTTTAGTTAATGGTACTATTGGTTACCTTAAAAATAGTTTCAATAGTTTCTTAAAGATACCTGCTTATATTACAGGCGGAAGACTTACTCAAATTGGCACAGTTATTGGAGACTTCGATTCAGATGATGGCGTTACTCATTTTAAAAATTTAACTATGGATAAGAAAATGATATTAGAAGGCGAATCTGAATTAACAAATAAAGAGGCTTGGAAATTAAGTAATAATAAAAAATATATGAATAGTTTACCATTATCTTTTACTTATGGATATGCGATTACATGTCATAAGAGTCAAGGTTCAGAATGGGACAATGTCTTAGTTATAGAAGAGGGCTTCCCATTTGATAAAGAAGAACATAAGAAATGGTTATATACTGCCGCAACTCGTGCAGCAAAAAAATTAGTTATTATAAGAAAGGGATAATATGAAAGTTAGAACATCATATTTTTATCAAATAAGACATTTTAAAAAGAATATGATTCCTATGTCTACTGCATTATCAGACCCAGCTTGATTTCATGATAATCAAGATAAAACTTATACATTTATAGATAAACGAGGTATTTTAAATGGACTTCGTCTTTTGCCAGTTATAGTTCAAGGTAATTGTGAAGGATGTTGTCCTTGTATAGAAAGAGATGCAAACAACTGCCCTCTTCGTGCACCATATGAATTTGAGTTAGGTTTAATTGATTTTGATAAAATGTATAAAGGAATGGAACAATTTTGTAATGATTATTGTAAAGAAAATAAAATAGAAGAAGAACCTATTGCAGTTTTAATGGTTTATGAGACTCCAGATAACAATTGCAGTGAGAGAAGTAGCTTACAAAAATTATTTAATAGCCATGGAATAGAATGTAAAGAACTAGATTATCCAATTAATAAGCTAGATGAGATAAAGAAAGAATCATTTGATTTTTAAATGATTTTATAGTATAATATATATAGAAATAAAAGAAGGGAGAAATGATAGAATGTCGATGAGGTTTGAATGTCACTCACATACATATTATAGTAATCTTCGTTTGTTAGATAGTATTAATAAACCAAAAGATTTAATCAATAGAGCAATAGAACTTGGATTGGCGGGAATTGCAATCACAGATCACGAAGCAATTTGCTCACATCCAGAAATAAACTTTTATCAAGACGAGGTTCATAAAGAACACCCTGATTTTAAAATAGCTTTAGGTAATGAAATATATTTAACTGATACTCGTGATATGGGACAAAGATATTATCACTTTATTTTAATTGCAAAAAATAAAGAAGGTCATAGAGCATTAAGCGAGTTATCATCAAGAGCATGGATGAATAGTTATTGGGATAGAGGACTTGAAAGAGTTCCAACTCTAAAAAGTGATTTAGAAGAAATATTAAAGAAATATCCTAATAGTTTAATTGGAACAACAGCATGTTTAGGTGGAGAATTATCAGTTAATACATTAGAGTTAATTAGATGTGAAAAAACTGGAGATGAGAATGGTGCGGCCGCCGCACATAATAATATAGTTAACTTCCTATTATGGTGTAAGGAAGTTTTTGGTGATGGTAATTTTTATATAGAATGTGCTCCAGGAACATCAAGAGAACAAGTATTAGTTAATAAGAGATTTCCTGCTATTGCGAAAGCATTTGGTTTAAAAATGGTTATCGGTTCAGATGCCCATTATCTTAAAAAAGAAGATAGATATGTTCATAAAGCATATTTAAATAGTAAGTTTGGAGAAAGAGAAGTAGATGAGTTCTATGAATTTGCTTATCTTCAAACTAATGAAGAAATATTTGAGCATTTAAGAGCATCTGATTTTAGTGATGATTTTATAAATGAAATGTTTGACAATAGTTATGAAATATATAATAAAATAGAAAATTATAGTTTAGCACATGCACAAACTATCCCAAAAGTAAGTGTTAAAGATTATCCTAAAAGAGATATAAATAATGAAAAATATCCTATCTTATCAAGTATGTTTAACTCTGATAATGAAGTAAATAGATATTGGGTAAATGAATGTGTAAATAAACTAAACTCAATAAATAAATATAATGATGAATATTTAAGTAGACTTGAAGAAGAGGCTGATATTAAACAAACAATTAGTGAAAAGTTAGGAACTAATATGTTTGCTTATCCAGTAACTTTACAACATTATGTAGATTTATTCTGGGATTGCGGAAGTATCGTAGGTGCAGGCCGTGGTTCAAGTTGTTCAGGTCTTAACCATTATTTATTAGGAATAACTCAACTAGACCCTATTCAATGGAATCTTCCATTCTGGAGATATTTAAATAAAGAGAGAGTTGAGTTAGGAGATATAGATTTAGATTTATGTCCGAGTAAAAGACCTAAGATTTTAAATGAAATTAAAAAAGAAAGAGGTCAACATTTTAATGCGGAGATCGATGATTTATCAAGAAAGAATCTCGGTTGTACGTTAATAGCAACATTCGGAACTGAAGGAACTCGTTCAGCAATCCTAACTGCATGTCGTGGTTATAGAAGTGAAGATTTCCCAGATGGTATTGATGTTGACACAGCACAATATTTATCATCATTAATTCCAAGCGAAAGAGGTTTCTTATGGCCGCTAAGTGATGTAATTAATGGTAATGAAGAAAAAGATAGAAAACCTATTAAATCATTTATTAATGAAGTTAATCAATTTCCTGGATTATTAGATATTATGAAAGGAATTGAAGGATTAGTAAATAAAAGAAGCTCACATGCATCAGGAGTAATCTTGTTTGATGAGGATCCATATGAGTTTGGTTCATTCATGAGAACTCCAAAAGGTGAAGTAATCACAGCATATGATTTACATATGTGTGAAGCATGCGGTATGACAAAATATGACTTTTTAGTAACTGAAGTTCAAGATAAATTAGCAGAAGCAATTAGAATGTTACAAGATTATGGTGAAATAGAAGATGACTTAACATTAAGAGAAGTTTACGATAAATATTTTCACCCTAATGTTTTACCTATTGAAGATGATAAATATTGGAAAGTTATACAAAATAATAGTATCTTGAATTTATTTCAATTTGATAGTGATGTAGGTTCACAAGCCGCAAAGAAAATTAAGCCAACTAATATTATGGAGTTGGCGGATGCAAATGGTTTAATGAGACTTATGACTGCGGAAAAAGGACAAGAGTCACCGATGGATAAATATATTAGATTTAAAAATAATATTAACTTATGGTATAAAGAGATGGATGAATATGGTTTAACAAAAGAAGAACAAAAAGTATTAGAACCATATTTCAAAAGCTCACATGGTGTACCTCCATCACAAGAGCAATTAATGAGAATGTTAATGGATGAAAAGATTTGTCATTTTACTCTTGCAGAAGCCAATACAGCGAGAAAAATTGTAGGTAAGAAACAAATGAGTAAGATTCCAGGTCTAAGACAAAAAGTATTAGATCAGGCGGCAAGTCCTTGTTTAGGTCATTATGTATGGGCATGTGGTGTAGGTCCTCAAATGGGATATTCATTCTCAGTAATTCATGCATTAGCATATTCATTTATAGGTTTTCAAACCGCATATATAGCAACTAAATGGAATCCAATATATTGGAATACTGCATGTTTAATTGTTAATAGCGGAAGTCTTGAAGAAGATAGTGATTTTGAGGAAGATGAAGATGGATATGTAGTTGAAAAGAAGGAAAAAAGTGCTGATTATAGTAAAATTGCAAAAGCATTAAGTGATATAATTGGTAAAGGAATTAAAATAAGTTTAGTAGATATAAATAAATCTGATTATAGTTTTGAACCTGATGTAGATAATAATGAAATATTATTTGGTATGAAAGCATTAAGTAATGTTGGAGGTCCAATAATAGAACAAATAAAAGCACATCGTCCTTATGCAGGAATTGCAGATTTCATGAATAAATGTCCACTTAATAAAAGTGCAATGATTAGTTTAATTAAGGCGGGAGCATTTGATAAATTAGATAGTCAATATGCGGCTGCCGTAGGTGTAGAAACTAGATTATGGGTTATGGCGTATTATTTAAGTAAAGTTTGTGATGCAAAGAAAAGGTTAACATTACAAAACTTTAATGGATTATTACAACATAATTTAATACCTGAAGAATTAGAGTTCCAAAAAAGAGTATTTAACTTTAATAAATATTTAAAAGCAAGTCAAAAGGTCGGTAAGTATTATGTATTTAATCCTCCTTGCGAAGAATTTTATAATAAGTATTTTGATGTGGATCAATTAGAAGTAATCAATGGTTATACTTGTATCCTACAAACAAGATGGGATAAAATGTATCAAGATACAATGGCAGTAGCAAGAGAATATTTACAAGCACATCAACAAGAGATGTTAAAAGAATTTAATACATTATTATTTAAAGAAACTTGGGATAAATATGCACAAGGTAGTATCTCTGCATGGGAAATGGAAGCATTATGTTTTTATTATCATAAACATGAATTATCTCATGTAAATGCATTAAAATATGGATTAACCGATTTCTTTAGTTTACCAACAGAACCTGAAGTTGAAACAATGTTTAAAAGAAATGGTAAAGATATTCCTATCTTTAAAACCTATAAAATAGTTGGAACTGTAATAAATAAAAATGATAATAAAAACAGTATATCTCTATTAACAACATCTGGTATCGTTACAGTAAAATTCTCAAAAGAATATTATGCAATGAGCGGAAGACAAATATCTCAAGTTCAAGAAGATGGAACTAAGAAAGTTGTTGAAAAAGGTTGGTTCAATAGAGGAACTAAATTATTAGTAACAGGATTTAGAAGAGATGATACATTTGTAGCAAAAACTTATGCTAGAACAAATAGTCATCAATTATATAAGATTTTATCTATTGCGAATAATGGAGACTTAAAATTAACTCATGAAAGAGCAATAGGAACAGAAAGTTATGAATAGCGGAAATGCTCGGTGAATCAAATGGTTCACCGGCCGCCCGCAGGAGGAATATATGAAAGAGATAATAACACATGGAAATAAAATAAGAATGATTTGCACTTGTCATTTTTGTAATTGTAAGTTTAGTTATGAAATGGAAGATATTTGTATGACTCCTACTGTAACTATGAGTGTAATATATAATTATAATTATGCTTATGTTCAATGTCCAGAATGTAGAGCCTACAACTGGATCACTAATCCATACAATACAATAACTACTTCAATACATCCAGAATGGATAGTAAGAAAGGAAGATTTACCAACATGCAACACTACAAGCTTATAGCATTATTTGGTCAAAGTGCAAGTGGCAAAGATACTTTAGCTAAAATATTAGCGAAACAAGATAATATTTCTGAAATTATAAGCTGTACCACTAGACCTAAACGC